GATAGTTATTATAATTATAGACCAGGAAAAGGTCAATCATATCCTAAACAATCAGTATCTAAAACTAATCAAGACCTACCAACACAATGTAATAAACGTGGTAATAAATTAGATGGATTAAAAGAAAAAGATTTAATTGGCATCCCTTGGATGTTTGCATTTGCAATGAGATCGGACGGATGGTATCTACGTCAGGATATTATCTGGCATAAACCTAATCCAATGCCAGAGTCCGTAAAAGATAGATGTACTAAATCACATGAGTACATATTTTTATTATCCAAAAACAAAAAGTATTATTATGACAATGAAGCAATCAAAGAACCAGTTAAGCAAGATTGGGGGACAAGAAACCGCACAAATGGTAAGTACCATAATAGTGGGAGTGGGTTATCTCCTCATAGTGGTCTTACCAAGTCTTATGACAGGAAAAATAAACGTGATGTTTGGTCAATAACAAATAAACCATACAAAGGAAGTCACTTCGCTGTTTTTCCACCTGACTTAATTACACCTTGCATACTGGCAGGGAGTGAGAAGGGAGATATAATTCTTGATCCATTCATGGGATCAGGAACTACTGCTATGGTTGCCAAGCAATTAGGTAGAGATTATATCGGATGTGAGTTGCATGAAGAATATGGTAATTTGATAGACCAACGTGTGCCAGTTGAAAAGGTTGCACATAGCCCCACTAATCCTCTCGCAGACCTGTTATATTAATAGTGGGGAAACAAACCCGATCAATGTAAAACTTTCAAGGTTGCGGATACCGAAAGTGAAGTCATTAGGATGACTAAGCAGATTCAACTAGCAGTTGAAACCACTCGCATACGCATTTAAGTTGAACTTAAGTATTTGATCTAGTTTTGTTTCCTCTCGTCTATAAGTTTTTTTAAGTTTGTTCCTTATAGATGAGTCCAGTGGTGTGGACAGTTGGTTAAGTGGTTTACATCCCCCTACACAGGGGGATTTTTTTATGCTATAATTAAATCAAGTTAATTTTATTATGTTCTCAGATTCATTAAGACCACACCAGACCAGAGCATACAACTCAATGACAACTGGTCATGGTCAAGTTATTATCCCTACAGGCGGTGGTAAAACATTCGTCATGATCGCTGATACAATCAGAGAACTATCAAACAAGTCAGACCAGACTATTGTTGTTGTTGCTCCTCGCATACTATTGGCAAATCAATTATGTTCAGAATTTTTTGAGCAGAACCTAGATGGTAAGCATAATCTTTCAATAGAATGTTTACATGTACATAGTGGAGAGACAATCTACGATAGTACACTTAAGACAGATCATATTGTAAGATGGCAAAACAATGTGATGCAGACAGGAGAGAATCGTATCATCTTCACTACATATCATTCATTACACAGAGTGGTAGAGAGTGGTATTCTAATTGATACAATCTACTTTGATGAAGCACACAATGGAACTGCTAAGAACTTCTTTATTCCTATTGAGCAACTATCACACAGACCCAGAACTCGTAAGTTTTTCTTTACTGCTACACCTAAAGTATCCAGAGGTAAGAGAAGTGCAAACGGAGTCAGAGGGATGTGCAATCGTAAGGTATATGGTTCAGTATTAGAGCAAACAACTGCACAGGAACTTATTGATGGTGGTTCAATATTACCACCTCAAGTAATACCATTTAAAACAGACAGAGTAAGAGACAGATACAATGCTGTTGAAGTTGATGCTGACAATCTAAAAGATATGATTAATGACATGACAGTTGTTAATCCTAAGATTCTAGTAGCAGGACAATCAACTGCTAACATCTATGGTATCTTATCAAGAACTGATACACTTGCTTGGTTATACATGCAGGGATTCGAGGTATTACATATTACCTCTAAGTATGGTGCTAACATCAATGGACAGAAAGTTGGTAGAGAAGAGTTTTTCAATACTCTTACAGAATATGGTAAGGATGAGAACAAGAAGTTTATCATATTCCATTACTCTATATTATCTGAAGGTATCAACGTAGCAGGTCTTACTCATACAATCATGTTGAGAAATCTACCTACAATCGAAATGGCACAAACTATTGGTAGAGTCATCAGGATACACCCAAAAGACAGACTAGCAATGTCAGAGGGGAGAGTTCCAGTAGGTGCTATTGAGTTATACCATAAACCTTATGGTAAGGTGTGTGTTCCTCTATCTGGTAAGTATTCCGAGAGAATTGCTAAGAAAATACAGGATGTAGTTGACTATATCTTTATAGAGGGGATTCCACCTCTATCATACGTCTAGTGTGCCAGTAGCTTTAGTGGTACACTCTCGCTTCCATTTCATATAACCTTATGGTTATAATAGTACTATAGAATTAAAACCAACTATGACCAAACTTGACAGACAATCTTATGATCTCATCAAAGATGCTTTCGATTATTATGAGTTCAAAATGACTACTGACCAGAGAGACTTAGCAGAGACTATTCTTCAGATAGCATTTACAGGCACAGACAATCCAGTTAAATCACTCAACTTCAAATAATCATGAAAAAAGTATCACTCAATTTTATTATCGACAACTTAACAG